GAGCAAGGCCATAAAATGCAGAATTATCCCCGTTGCGCAGGTGCCGGCAGCACCACCCAAGCCCGGCCTCGAGCCGGGTTTTTTCTTGCCCGCTCGCAGGGGTGCGCGTGCCGATTCTGCCCGTCCGTATCGTGGCAGCCATGGACCTGCACAACCCGATGGAAGCCCTCGACCCGCTCGACTCGCAAGAGGACGAGCGCGCCGAGTCCGCCCGCCGGGTTGAGATCGACGATCTAAAGCGGGTCATGAGCAACAGGGCGGGCCGGCGATTCGTCGCAGACCTGCTCAAGCGCAGCGCCGTGGATGCGTCCTCGTTCGACACCAACCCCGCCGCGATGGCCTTCAAGGAAGGCGTCAAGTGGCTGGGCCAGCGAATCCTGGACGACTTGAAAACGCACTGCCCTGACAGATACCTCGAGATGCTCAAGGAGAGCTTGGAACATGACCGAAGCGACGAACGAAGCCCCCGCCGCGCCCGAAACCGCAACGCTGCTGACTGACCCGCCCGCGGCGGAAAGCCAGCCCGACGCCGGCCAGGCGGAGCAGGGCGCCGAGGCTGCTGCGAAGCCCGAAGAGAAGCCCGCCGAGCAGCCGGAAGGCGCGCCGGAAGCCTACGAATTCACCCCGCCCGATGGCCATGTGCTCGACGAGGGCGTGATTGGCAAGTTCTCCGAAGTCGCCAAGGAGCTGAACCTGCCGCAGGACAAGGCGCAGAAGGTGCTCGACGTGATGGCCCCGGCCATCGCCGAACGCCAGCAGGCCGCGCTCCAGGCGATGACCTCCGAGTGGGCCGAGACGTCCAAGGCCGACAAGGAGTTCGGCGGCGAGAAGCTGGGCGAGAACCTGGCCATCGCCAAGACCGCGCTCGACAAGTTCGCGACGCCCGAATTCACCAAGCTCCTCAACGACACCGGGCTCGGCAACCACCCCGAAGTGCTGCGGGTGTTCTACCGCGCCGGCAAGGCGATCAGCGCCGATACCGTCGTCACCGGAAAGCAGGCGCCCGCGCCGGCTGACCGTCTGGCGGCTCTGTACGACAACACCCCGAAATCCTGATAGCGAAAGGACCGCACCATGGCAACCATGCCGCTTGTTTCCTCCGGTCGCAACACGCTGATCGACATTGCCAAGAGCTTCGGCCCGGATGGCAAGGTCGCGACGGTTGCGGAACTGCTGAATCAGTCCAACGAGCTGATCCAGTACATGAACTTCATCGAGGGCAACCTGCCCACCGGCCACAAGGGCGTTGTCCGTACTGGCCTGCCGACCGTCCAGCTCCGCAGCTTCTACCGCGGCGTTAAGGTCAGCAAGTCTGGCCGCGCGACCATCGAGGATGTCTGCGCGATGCTCGAAGGTCGCAACGAGATCGACAAGGATCTGGCCGACCTCAACGGCAACGCGCCGGCCTTCCGGCTGTCCGAGGGCCTGTCCTTCATCGAGTCGATGAACCAGAGCTTCGCGCAGCAGCTGATCTATGGCGACACCTCCGCCAACCCCGACGGCGTGCTGGGCCTGACTCCGCGTTACAACAGCCTCTCGGCCACCAACAGCCAGAACATCATCGACGCGGGCGGCTCCGGCTCCGACAATACCTCGGTGTGGCTGGTCGTCTGGGGCGAGAACACCGTCACCGGCATCTATCCGAAGGGCTCCCAGGCCGGCCTGACCCAGCAAGATCTCGGCGAGATCGACGCGTTCGACGAGAACAACGACCGCTTCCGCGCCTATGCCGAGCTGTGGAAGTGGAAGTTCGGCCTGCACGTGAAGGACTGGCGCTACGCCGTGCGGATCGCGAACATCGACGTTTCCGACCTCACCGGCCAGACGGGCACCCAGGCCATCACCGCCGCGACCTGGCTCAACAAGCTGATGATCAAGGCGCTGGCCCGCATCCCGTCCATGGGCATGGGCACCGCCACCTTCATGGCGTCCCGTACCGTCAAGGAAATGCTGAGCGTTGCGGCCCTCGACAAGAGCCAGAACGCGCTTTCCTTCATCCAGGGCGTGAATCAGTACGGCACCGTTGCGCCGGGCTCCGTGGCAGGCCAGGGCACCGGGATTCAGGGCGGTCAGCTGCAGTTCATGGGCGTGCCGGTCCTCACTGTCGATCAGATTCTGGCGACCGAAGCCCGCGTCGTCTAAGCCAAGGAGAACATCATGGGTATGCTCGACCTCAACACCAAGTACAGCATCGCGCAGGCCGTCACCTCGACCGGCGACACCGCATCCACCAACGTCTATGACGCGGGCAGCGCCGAATCGGCCGACATCGGCCTGAACGATGAGCTGTGGATCAACGTGATCTGCAACACCACGGCCACCTCCGGCGGCTCGGCTACCGTGCAGGCGGTTCTGCAAGACTCGGCCGACAACTCGACCTTTGCCGATGCTCTGGTCGGCGCCGTGCTGCCGGTCGCCAGCGTCAAGCAGGGAACCGTGCTGCTGCAGGCCTGCCCGCCGCTGGGCCTGCGCCGCTACACGCGCATCGTCTATCGCGTGGGCACCGCGGCGCTCACCGCCGGCAAGTTCGACGCCTTCATGTCCATGGACGTTCAGCGCAACGTGGCGCGTCCGAGCGGCTTCACTGTCGCCTGATAGGGGGCCGAGATGAACGAGCAACAGATCGAGCAGGAAATCCAGGCCAAGGGCGCCAATGTGGCGCCGCGCATCACGCCGGCTGACATCGAGGCGAACATTGATGTCGAGTATTACTTCACTGCGGCAAATGGAATTGATGGCGCCGCAGCTGAGAATGGTGACGATCCTGCGTGGTATTACGGTTCTGCCGAACGGCTTACCTTCTGCGTCCTCGTCTTGCGCAATGGTTTCACCGTCACCGGCGAATCGGCCTGCGCCAGCCCGGAGAACTTCAACGCCGAGATCGAGCGCCAGATCGCGCGTGACAACGCGGTGGCGAAAATCTGGCCGCTCATGGGCTACGAGCTGCGCAGCAAGCTTGCAAAGGAGAGTTGATATGAATCGTTACATCGGAACCAAGGCCATCAATGCCAAGCCCATGAGCCGCCAGGCGTACAACGACCTGCGCGGCTGGGTCGTGCCGGCCGACGAGAACCCCGCCGACGACGGCTACCTCGTGGAATACATCGACGGCGGCCAGGCGAACCACCCAGACTACGAGGGCTACATCTCCTGGTCGCCCAAGGATGTGTTTGAGCGCGCTTACCGGCGCTCTGACAACTTGACCTTCGGAGAGGCATTGGAACTGCTAAAAGCAGGCAAAAAGGTGGCCCGTGCCGGCTGGAATGGGAAGGGTATGTTCGTGTTCCTTGTACCCGGCTCTAATTTCAAGGTTAACCGACCCCCTCTGCTTGGCATCTACCCGGAAGGCACAGAGATCAACTACCGACCGCACATTGACCTGAAGGGTGCGGACGGAAGTGTGAGCACCTGGGCCCCGAGCGGCAGCGACTCGCTCGCTGAAGACTGGATGGAGGTATAGCCATGCGCGTCATCGCTACCGCCGTCGGCTTCTTTGACAACCTGCGCCAGAAGGGCGACGAGTTCGACGTGCCGGAAGGCGCCAAGGGCTCGTGGTTCAAGCCGGTGCCGGCCGACGAGCCCGAGGCCAAGCCCGCCCGGGGCCGCAAGGCTTCGGCTGAGCCGGCCGACGATCTGGTCTGATCCTCCCCTGCCTCCGGGCAGTTCCCGCGGGGCGCGTCGCAAGGTGCGCCCCGTTTTTCATGAGGTGCCGCCATGGCGTCCGAAATCGACATCTGCAACCTAGCGCTGTCCCACCTGGGCGACACCGCGACCATCGCCAGCCTCGACCCGCCCGAGGGCAGCGCCCAGGCCGAGCACTGCGCCCGGTTTTATCCCATTGCGCGTGACTCGCTTCTCGAGATGCACGCCTGGGGCTTCGCGACCCGCCGCGCGAAGCTGGCGCTGCTGGCCTCTGGCTGGCCCGAGTGGAGCTACGCCTACGCGCAGCCGGCCGACGCGCTCAACATCATCGCTGTCCTGCCGCCCAACTCCAGCGACGACTACAGCTCGGGCGTGCCGGATTCTGCCGGCGGCCCCTACGTGCCGCAGCCGTTCTCGTGTGAGATCAACGAAACCGGCGCCTCCGTGATCTACACCGACCAAGCCGATGCGGTGCTGCGCTACTCGGCAAGCGTGAGCGACCCGACGCGCTTCTCGCCGCTCTTCACGATGACCCTCTCGTGGCACCTGGCGTCGATGCTGGCCGGGCCGATCATCAAGGGCGATGCCGGCGCGGCCGAGGCCAAGCGCTGCGCCGGGATGATGCAGGCCTACCTGAGCAAGGCCGTCGAATCCGACAGCAGCCAGCGCCGCATCAAGCCCGAGCACGTGGTGAGCTGGATGGCGGGGCGCTGATCATGGCCAACGTCCGCATTCTGCAGCGCAGCTTTTCCGGCGGCGAGATGTCCCCCGAGATGTTCGGCCGCATCGACGACGCCAAGTATCAGGCCGGGCTTGCCAAGTGCCGAAACTTCATCGTCAAGCCCCAGGGGCCGGCCGAGAACCGGCCCGGCTTTGCCTTCGTCCGCGAAGTGAAGGACAGCACCAAGCGCGTGCGTCTGATCCCCTTCACCTACTCGACCACGCAGACGATGGTGATCGAGGTCGGCGCCGGCTATTTCCGCTTCCACACGGCCGGCGGAACACTCATGGACGGCGCGGCGCCCTACGAGATCGCCAACCCCTACGCCGAGGGCGACCTGTTCGACATCCATTACGTGCAGTCGGCCGACGTTCTGACCCTGGCGCACCCGGGCCATGCCCCGCGGGAACTGCGCCGGCTGGGGGCGACCAACTGGCAGCTGACGACGATTGCCTTTGCCGCGTCCGTCGCCTCGCCCGCGGCCCCCACCGTGACGGCTGCCGGGCACACCACGGTCAAATACACCTACCACTATGTGGTGACCGCCGTCGCGGCGGACGGGGTGAGCGAGTCGGCCCCATCGCCGGAGGGGACCGCGGGCGGCAACTTGTTCGAGACGGGCGCGACGGTGACGATAGATTGGGCTGCCGTGACCGGGGCCTCCCGGTACAACGTCTATAAGCTGCAGGGCGGGCTCTATGGCTACATCGGGCAGACGAGCGGGACCAGCATCGTCGATGACAGCATTGCGCCGGACCTCTCCAAGACCCCGCCAATCTACGACGCCGTTTTCAGCGGCGCGGGGGACTACCCTGGCGCCGTGTCCTACTTCGAGCAGCGCCGGTGCTTCGCCGGCACCACAAACCGGCCTCAGAACATCTGGATGACCAAGAGCGGCACCGAGTCGAACATGAGCTATTCGCTGCCGACCCGCGACGATGACCGGATCGCCTTCCGCGTGGCCGCGCGCGAGGCGAACACGATCCGGCACATCGTCCCGCTGACCCAGCTGCTGCTGCTCACGAGCTCGTCGGAGTGGCGCGTCACGTCGGTCAATTCGGACGCGATCACGCCGACGACGATCAGCGTGCGCCCGCAGTCCTACGTAGGGGCCTCCAACGTCCAGCCGGTGCTGATCAACAACACCCTGATCTACGGCGCATCCCGCGGCGGCCACGTGCGCGAACTGGCCTACAACTGGCAGGCAAACGGCTTTGTCACCGGGGACCTGTCCCTGCGCTCGGCGCACCTGTTCGACGGCGCCGAGGTGGTGGATATGGCCTACGCCAAGGCGCCGCGGCCTATCGTCTGGTGCGTGAGCAGCGGCGGCAAGCTGCTTGGCCTCACCTACGTGCCGGAGCAGCAGGTCGGCGCCTGGCACCAGCACGACACCGACGGCACCTTCGAGAGCTGCGCAGTCGTCGCCGAGGGCGCCGAGGATGTGCTGTACTGCGTCGTCCGCCGCACCATCAACGGCGCCCAGGTGCGCTACATCGAGCGCATGGCCTCGCGCCAGTTCATCGACCAGCAGGACGGGTTCTTCGTGGATGCCGGCCTGACCTACCGCGGCGCGTCGTCCGACACGATCAGCGGCTTGGGCCACCTCGAAGGGGCAACGGTATCCATCCTGGCCGATGGCGCCGTGCATCCGCAGCGCGTCGTGACGGGCGGCAGCATCATCCTCGACAACGAGGCCAGCGTTGTCCATGTGGGCCTGCCGATCACCGCCGACTTGCAGACGCTGCCGATCGCCGCGCCCATCGACAACGGCTACGGACAGGGCCGGTTCAAGAACGTCAACAAGGCGTGGCTGCGGGTGTTCCGCTCGTCCGGGATTTTCCTTGGTCCAGATGCCGACAAGCTCACCGAGGCCAAGCAGCGCACGACCGAACCCTACGGCGCGCCGCCTGCGCTGAAGAGCGAGGAGATCCAGGTGATGCTGACGCCCTCGTGGGCCGACTCCGGGCAGGTGTTCGTCCGGCAGTCCGACCCGCTACCGCTGACGGTGGTGTCGCTCACTGCCGAGGTGGCGATGGGCGGTTGATCTGGTGCGCGTGCCTTCCCTGGCGCGCGAGACCATGGCGACATTACCGGAGATCGCCATGGACCTTTCCTCCCTCCTTACCTCCCCCGGCGGGGCCTCGCTCGCGATGCAGGGCATTGGCGCGCTGGGCTCCGCCGTCGGGGCCTACCAGCAGGCCAAGTCGGCCCGCTCGCAGCTGCGCTATCAGGCAGCCATCGCAGAGATCAACGCGCGCCTTGCCGAGAGCAGCGCGCAGCAGGCGCTCCAGCAGGGGCAGCAGCAGGTCGCCGCCACCACGATGAAGTACGGCGCGCTCAAGAGCGGCCAGCGGGCCGCGATGGCCGCCAACGGCGTGGATCTGGGCACCGGCAATGCCGCCGAGGTGCAGGCCTCCACGGACATCCTCAAGGACATCGACAAGAGCGCCATCGAGGCCAACGCGATCCGGTCGGCCTTTGGCTACCGCATGCAGGGCACGGGCTATCAGAATCAGGCCCGGATGGATCGCGCCTCAGCCTCCGGCCTGTCGCCGGTCAGCGCCGGTTTCTCGACCCTGCTGGGCAGCGCCACGAAAGTCGCCGGCAGCTGGTACGCGCTGAGCAAGGTCGGCGCGCTGCCCGGGGCTGGCCCGGCGGGTGCCGTCGGCGGCAGCGGCTTCGTGGGCGACATCAACCCTGACGCATTCAAGGGGTGGGCCTGATGCCGATCGTTCCCCGCATTGACGTTCCCCAGGTCGGCGCCACTCCCGGCCCGGCCGTTCGCTTCGACGCCCCGCAGGCGCAGAACTACGCCGCCAAGCAGGCCGTGCAGACGGGCCATGCCGTCGAGGAAGCTGGCAGCACCGCGGCGCGCATTTTTGCCGACACGCAGGCGCTGACCAATGAGATGCGCGTCACGGATGCCCTGAACAAGGTCAAGGAGGCTCAGCTGCGCCTGACCTACGACAAGGATCAGGGCTACCAGAACCTGCGCGGGCTCAACGCCATCGAGCGCCCGGACGGCAAGCCGCTCAAACTGGAATACGGCGATCTGCTCAAGAAGCACATCGGCGAAGTCGGCGCAGGCCTGACCAACGACGTGCAGAAAGCCATCTTTGGCGCCAGGTCTGCCGAGATCCTGACCGGCTTCATGGGGCAGATCGACAAGCACGAGGCGGACGAATTCAAGTCCTACAGCCTGTCCGTGTCGGACGGGGTGCAGGCCACCGCCCGGCGCGAGATCGCCCTCAACTGGCGGGACCAGAAAGTCACCGATTCCGCAATCGAGCGCATCAGGGCCGAGGCCTACCGGCAGGGCCAGCTGCTCGGCAAGTCCGCCGAGTGGCAAGAGGCGCAGGCCCGCCGGCTCACCAGCGACGGGCACAAGACGGCCCTGCTCGCGGCTCTTGAGAACAACGCCCCCGACTTTGCCGAGGGCTACCTGAATAAGTACGCCAAGCACATGGAGGCCGACGACATCCTGGCGGTGCGCGGGCACATCACCAAGCAGATGGACGCGCAGGTGGCGATGGGCGTCGCCGATCGGGTGGTGAAGCAGGTTGCGCCGCGGCTGGCGCCGACAGACTTTGACCGCCTCGTGAACATCACCCTGGCCACCGAGTCGAACGGCCAGCGCTACGGGAAGAACGGCCAGCTGCTGGAGTCGCCAAAGGGCGCGAAGGGCGAGATGCAGGTGCTCGACGGCACCAACACCGACCCCGGCTTCGGCGTGACACCCGCCCGCGACAACTCCCCCGAGGAGCGCGCCCGCGTCGGCCGCGACTACCTGCAGGCGATGCTCAAGCGCTACGACGGCGACCCGGCCAAGGCGTGGGCGGCCTACAACGCAGGCCCCGGCCGGCTCGATGCGGCCCTGAAGAACGCCAGCCGGCCGGTGATGACCGACGCCAACGCCGACCCGAACGCGCCCAAGCAGATCAGCTGGCTGTCGCTCATGCCGAAGGAAACGCAGCAGTACGTCGCCAAGAACATGGCCGCGCTCAGCTCCGGCGCCGGCACGCCGCAGCGCCCGACCCTGGCCGACATTGACGCGGCGCTGCAGGGCGATCCGGCCATCGCTGGCAATCCGGCGCGCCTCAAACTGGCGCGCGAGGAAGCCGCCCGCCGGTTCAAGATGCAGGAGGACGCCATTAAGCAGCGCGACGAGGGCGCCCTCGCCGAGGCTCAGCGGCAGCTGGTCGCCAACGGCGGGAACTATGCCGGCCTGCCGGCCAGCGTGCGCAACGCCATTCCGCCGGGGAAGGTGGATGAGGTGATGGGCTTCGCCGGCAAGATCGCCAAGGGCGCGCCCATCGAAACCGATTGGAGCCTCTACTACCAGCTGAAGACCAACCCGGACGCCCTGCAGGCAGCCAACCTCATGGCGTTCCGCAGCAAGCTGGGCGACAGCGAATTCAAGGCGCTGGTGAGCCAGCAGGAAGACCTGCGCAGCGGCAAGGACATGACGCAGGTTCGCAGCACCCGCGACGTGCTCAACCAGTACATGCGCGAAGCCGGCATTGACCCGACGCCGAAGGACACCGACACGGCCGGCGCCGAGAAGGTCGGCCGCATCTGGTCCGCCTTCGAGGCTCGGGTGAGGGAGCGCGAGCAGGCCAAAGGATCCAAGCTCACGCCCGAGGAGATCCAGAAGACCGCCGCCCAGCTCTTCACGAAGGTCGGCGTGTCCGGCATGCTATGGGATAGCGAGAAGCCCGCCGTGCTGCTGGCCGCTGATGACAAGGTCAAGGTTCCGGCCAGCGATCGCGCCAAGATCACCGCCGCCCTGAGCCGGGCCGGACGCCCCGTCACCGAGGAAAACATCGTCGCGCTCTACCGACGCGCGCAAGGGATCAACTGATGGCCGACAACAACCCCTATCTTGACATCCTGCGCACCGACAACGCGCAGGCCATGCGGCAATCCATGCAGCAGGCCGCCGACCTCAACCCCGACACCGAGGCCAAGCTGCAGGGCTTGGCCCGGCAGTACGGCGTTCCGATGGATGCGGTGCGGCTCGAACAGCCGGCGATGGAGCGCCGCGCGAAGATCGACGCTATCGACTACGACCGGCTGGCCAGGGAGCGCCCGGCCACCTCCAGCCTGCTGGCCGACCCGCGGCGCGCCGCGATTGCCCACGACGACCTCGATAACCTGGAAGGCGCCGAGAATGCGCTGAAGTCGTGGCAGGGGCCGAAGCCCAGCTTTGCGTCGGTGGCATCCGGCTTTGCCGAGACGCTGAAGTTCAAGCCGCTGGTGGCCGGTATGCGCCTCTGGATGAACGATCTGATGTTCGGCGCCGGCAGCACGCCCGAAGATCAGGTGCGCCGCGCCGACCTCGTGCGCAAGGCCGGGCAGGCGCAAGCCCAGCAGGACTACACCACGCCCGCCTTCGAGAGCTCGACGGCCGCCGGGCTGTACTCGGGCGGAGTCTCCATCCTGCAGAACCTGCCGGGCCTTGCCGCGTCCATCGCTACCGCCAACCCGCTGCCGGGTCTTGCGATGGCCGGCGTGAATAGCGCGGCGCCGGCCTACGGCAAGTACGCTGCCCGGGGCGCCACCCTCGGCGAGTCGGCCGGCGGTGCCCTGGCTGAGGGTGCTGTGGAGGTGGCTACCGAGGCCCTGCCAATGGGCTTCCTTGTGAAGAACTTCGGTCGAGTCGGCGCCGGGCAGTTCATCGCCGGCATGCTGGGCCGCGAGGTGCCGAGCGAGCAGGTTGCCACGCTGGTTCAAGATCTGGTGGATGCGGCCGTCGCCAACCCGGACAAGACTTTCCGGGATTACCTTACCGAGCGCCCGGACGCCGCTTACCAAACCCTTATCGCTACGCTCGCGCAGGGCGGCGTGATGGGCGCGGCCAGCAAGATCGCCCAGGTCGCCAGCGGCCGGGCCAAACAGGCGCAAATGGCCGAAGAGCAGGCCGCCCGCATCGAGCAGTTCAACCAGTTCGCCGCCGCCTCCAAGGTGCTGCAGCGCGACCCGCAGACCTTCGAGACCTTCATCCGGGAAGCCGCCGACGGCGCACCGGTGCAGGCCGTGTTCATCGACGCGCAGGCCCTGCTGCAATCCGGTGTGGCCGAACAGGTCGCCACTGCGTCGCCAATCGTCGCCGAGCAGCTTGAAGTCGCGGCCGCAACCGGTGGGCAGATCGCGATTCCGGTCGATGAGTACGCCGCCCGGATCGCCCCGACCGAGGCTGCCGGTGCGCTGCTGGATCACCTGAAGACCGACCCCGAGGGCTTCAGCCGCGCCGAGGCGCAGACCTACCTGCAGGAGCAGGGCGCCGAGCTGCAGGCCGAAGTCGAGCGCGTACTGGCCGACCAGGAGGCCGCCGACACCTTCAAGGCGCAGGCCGACGTGGTGCGATCGCGCATCATCGAGCAGCTCAACGCGGCCGGCCGCTTCACGCCGCAGGCTCACGAGTCCTACGCCTCACTGGTTGGCAACTTCTACGCCGTGCAGGCGGCCAAGCTGGGCACCACGCCCGAGGCGCTGTACGAGCGGTATCCGCTGACGGTGACGGCGCAGGGGTTCGGTGGGCCGCAGTTGGAGCATGCCGGCGACGTTGAAGCGGGAGGCCAAGATTCAACCAGTGGCCTGCCACGCTACAAAATTGGGGATAGGGTTTTAGATGTCGACGGCGATGTAACGACTATTCAGTCCATCGCAGACGAACACCACTTTTGGTCGCGCGGCGACAATGGGAAAACGTACAAACTACCAATTGCGGACATAGTTGGTGTTTCTACGGCCACCCCAAAGAAAACCAAGAGGAAAGGCCCATCAGAGCCTTCTGATGGCGTAGTTCGACTGTATCACCGGTCTCCTAGCGAGAAAATTGACAAAATTCACGGCTACGATGTCAGCGAGAAAAACGGTATTTTTGGCGGCCTGTTCGCTTCTAGCGCAACGGATGGCGCAATTGGACTTTCTGCTGGCCAGACATACCTTCACTATATAGACGTTCCAGAATCCAAGATTGCTACGCTGCGGAACATGCGCCAGCTTTCTGGTAAAAGGCTAGCTGTCGCAAATAGGGTTATCAAATCGTTTGTTTCGCCTCGCGCTGGGAAAACATCCACGTCAGACCTTGATCTATTGAGGGGGGCCGTTCTTGACGAAATAGCAGTGTTTGATGTTTCGCTTGAAATGGAGCAATCAGAAAGACTAGCCGAACTGGTTGGATTCCCGTCTGATCTCGGCCGCGCGGATTGGGAAATTCAGGCGATTCGCGGTCAGGTCGCTTTGGCGCTTGGATATCAAGCGGTTGAAATGAGCGATGAGCAAGGGGTTTCTTATCTTGTTCTGCCTGGCGTTGAGGTTAATCCGCTGAATGATCCCTCCGCGTCGGAAGGCTCCGACGCCAAGTTTTCCCG